GACCGAGAACCCATCGACCTGGCCACCGGTGATCGCGGTGGTGCTGTTCGCGCCGGAATGGGTCGCCGAGTTGTTGCCGGTGTGCGATGGGTCGCGCGTGGCGCCGCTGCCGGTCGTCTCCGCGTAGACCATCACGAACATGAGCCGCTTGCCGCTCGCCGGCAGGATCGGCACCGTGCGCGAGGCGGAGCCGTCGCCGGTGTAGTTGCCGAACGCGACCACGCCGGCCTCGCTCGGCGAGCTCAGGCCGTCACTGCGGCGCCACAGCGCATATTTGAACGCCGGCCCGAGCGCGTGCAGCGCCGTCTCCGTCAGCAGGTTGCCCTGCTGGTAGGTCAGCCCTGCGACCGGCGCGGCCGGCCCAAAGTTGGTCAGGGTGCCGGCGGCCTGGGCGGGGCCCTTCAGATACAGCCGGATCGTCGTCGTGCTGTTCATCGCCTCGGCGTGGAACATGCCGAACTGCGGCGTGAAGTCGGGCACCGGCAGGCGGTTGTTGCGCTGGTCGGCGGTCGTCTTGTGCGCCAGGCTCCCAGTGATCAGGTAGCGCATCGACGGGTCGCTGATCGCGATGTATTGGTAGGTCACCGCGTTGGCGTTGACCTGCTGGTCGCTGCCGGTGATCCGCACCCGGAACTGGAACTGGGTGACGTTCTCCCCGTCGCCGGCGACGAAGGCGGGGTCGTTCTCCGCGAACGTCACGCCGTCGGCGTGCACGCCCACCTGGTTGCCCATGTGGTTCCCGAGGCCGGCCCCGATCCAGAGCAGGCCGCCGGTGAAGCTGCCAGACGTCGGCCGGATCCACAGCCAGTGCACCGGCTGGCGGAAGATCAGGTCCTGGCCGGTCGCGTTCCCGACATACGTGCCGCCGTGCACGATGTAGGTCCCGATCGGCGCCGACAGGCCGCGCTTCGCCCAGGGCGTCCTCGGGTAGTGGGTGTTGTGCGCGCCGGTGCCGTAATTCAGCTGGAGGCCGGCGCCGCCTGGCGTCACCGCCGCGTAGGCCGGCCCGCCCAGGTCCTGCCACAGCCAGGTCAGGCTTCCCTCGACGCCGCTCAGCAGGTCCACCGGCCGGCTGTAGTAGCCCAGGCCGTCGGCCGACGTCGTCGGCAGGAACAGCCGGCCGCGCACGCCGTCGGCGCCGATCTGCTGCGTCAGGCCGTAGAAGCCGTTGTCGAACGGCACGATCCCGGGGCCGTAGCCGGCGGGGATGCCGCTCGCCGTCAGCACCGCCTCCCAGTCATTCGCGGCCGACCCCGAGGTGCGGTTGATCAGGTGGAAGAAGTAGGCCTCCGGATCGGTCAGCACGCCGTTGGTGTCCACGCCTGGCGGGTGCTCGGCGTCGGGGCCCTGGCCCATCTCCGCGAGCTCGTCCTCGCGGTAGTCGGCGACGGTCCACTTGCCCACCAGCTCCACCTGCGCGCTCAGCCCGAACAGCGAAGCCGCGTCGGCGGCCGCGCCCTTCGTGTGCCGCAGCAGCAGCGGCGTGACGTCGGCGAAGGGATCGTCGTCCTCGGCCGTCATGGTCGAGTAAATGATCGCGTTGAAGCCGCCGCCCGCCGTGCCTACCTGCGTCACCGCGACGTCCACAGGGCCGGCGCCGTTCACGTTGTAGCCCAGACTGCCGCTGCCGGCGCCCCGGTTCGACCACGCCATGATCGCGAACGAGGCCACGCCCCAGCCGGCGCTGCCCGGGTCGTTGTCGATCACCTCGGCATCATCGAGCGCGACCTGCGCGAGCGCGGCGCCGGTGCTCGAGGTGAGCGCGGCCGGCGTGAAGCCGCCGAAGCTGTTCTGCCCGAGCACCCGCACGTCGCCGGTCCAGCCGCTGCCGCCGCTGAAGCTGCGTGGCCGCACGTGCGCGACCTTGCTGCCCGCCAGGAAGTCCTTCGAGACGTAGAAGCTGCCGCCCTTCTTCGGCCAGCGGCTCGCGACCCAGTCATCGAGATCGATCTCCAGGTCGGCGGTGCTCGCGTTGTTGGGCCCGCCGATCGAGCTGCTGGTCAGCGTCTGCGCGGGGTTCGTGCTCGAGGTGCCGCTGGTGTGCTTCAGCACGCCGTTCACATAGAGCTTGAACGAGCCGGCGGCGGCGGTCGCGTAGACCATGTCGAGCCGCACCCAGGCGTCGTGCGCGGCGGTGCCGTTCCACTCCTGGAGCGTCAGGTTGGGGACCACCGTCAGCAGCGTGATGTTGCTCGAACTGTCGGAGAGCAGCACCGCCAGGCCGCCGTCGCTGGTGATCCCGAGCAGGTGGCCGATCCCCGCCGAGGGCGAGGTGATGTAGCGCCAGAAGTGCTGCGTGCTCGTTGGCTTCTTCCGCAGCCGGACGTAGAGCCGCTCCCAGCACTCGGTGATGCTGCTGCCCAGCGTGGCGTCGTAGGCGTTGTGCGCGAGCACGTGGCCGTTGTTGCTGCCGCGCATGGCGAAGCCGCGCCCGCCGGTGTGCCGCGAGGCGTCGGTGATGCAGTGCTCGGCGTTGGTGCCGAGCGCGGCGCCACGCCCGGGGCATTCGAAGCCTTCGATGAAATGCCGGCGCGGGGTCGGGGCCCAGCTCGGGACGCCGGCCTCGCTGTTCCCCACGTTCGGCGAGGGCATGAACTGGAACTTGGCAATCCAGTAGTAGCGGGTCGTCGTCCCGCCGATCCCCAGGAACCCGCCCGTGTGCCGCGTGAACGTGTGCACGTTCGTCGGGAAGGGCTTGCTGGGGGAGCTCGGCCAGTCGGTGTAGCTGTAGGGCGGCAGGTGCGCGCCTGGGGCGGCTACGCCCATCCACGGGGCGTCGTAGTCGTCGCCGGCGGTGTCGGGCGCGGCGTTGAACCCGTTGGGGTGCTCGGCGTTGAGCTCGGTTACCCGGGCCGCGTCGTCCAGCACGATGTAGAACGTGAGGTTCTGGACCCTGTTGGAATCGAAGATGGCCACGGGCAGCTCCTGGGCGGGAAAGAAAACGGGCACCAGGGTGATGCCAGCCGACAACACCCTGTTGTCAGCCGACCCTGGTGCCCTCGTCTAGCTAGTCGTCCAGCGGGTTGTGCTCTTCGCGCTGGTCGATCCCCTGCGTGATCCCCGTCTCGGCGTTGGGGGCCGACGGGAACCCGCCCTGCCCCGCCGCCCGCGCGTTGCGGGTGAGGGCGTTCTGCTGCGCGATCGCCTGGTTGGCGGTCGTCGGCCGCGACGGTCGCGAGCCGCGTGGCGCGTCACGCATCCAGCGGCTGGAGAACTCCTCGGGGCGCACCCCGAAGACGTCCCCGGGCCGGCGGCGCGCGTCGTCGTAGTAGCCGAGCTGCGTGGCCTGCACGATCCGGCTGCGATCGGTGATCGGCGACTCGCCGGCCTCCTCGAGCTCGGTGCTGCGCGCCTGGCGCACGTCGTGTCCCGGCGAGAGCGGCGGATACGGCGCCGTCTTGCCTTCGCGCGGCGTGGCTTCCGGCGGCAGCTTGCCCGCCTCCACGTCGCGGTGGTCGGTGATCGTCTGGTGATTCAACGGCAGCTGCTCGTTGTCCACCTCTTCACCGGTGGTCTGCGCGGACGGCTTGCGGCGCTGGTCCTTCTCCGCCTGCTCGTCCTTCCGCCGCTCGGTGGCGGTGCGCGTGTCCTTCACGTCGCGCTCGTCGCGCGTGGTCACGGGCCGGACGCCCGCCTGCTTGGCGGCGCGTCCGGTCTTTGCGGTCTTTGCCATGGTGCTGATCTCCTCGAGCTGTCAGTAAACGGGTGAACCGGGCCTCAGACCTGGTAGTTGCGGCCGTAGGCCTTCGGCACCGACGCGCTGATCATGTTCGCCGGCAGCAGCGAAGCCGTCACCGTCGCGGTGGGCGTGGTGCCCGTCATGGTGTAGCGCAGCCCGAGGTAGCGCTTGGTGACGCGACCCGGGTCCACCGAGATCTCGTGGATCTTGCCGGCGGCGACGGCGGCCTGCGAGCCGCTCGAGCCGATCACGTCCGGCGAGCTGAGATCAGCGTTGGCCGACTGAATCACCTCAGTGGTGATCGCCGGCGTGGTGCCGCCCATCGCGACGTCGAAGCCGACGGCGAAGCGCAGCGGCGTGCCCGCGCCGATATCGCGCTGCACGCTGGGGTTGCCGAGATCGATCGTGTTGGTGCTCACGATCGCCGAGGTGCCGGTCAGCGCCTGCGCGTCCGACACCGTGAGAAGAGCGTCCATAAACATTTGCGAATCCTCCTGAGAAGTGAGCTGCGATCGTGGGGAACCGGCGAACCGGTGAACCCCTAGACGACGCGCGCCTCCGTGTTGAGGATCGCGTCCGAGCGGCGAATCACGGTGCTGCCGAACATCAGCACGCGCTTGCCCCCGACGTTCTCCCAGGTGGTGCCGCCGCCGGCGCTGACGTCGGCGCGCTCCTGCTTGCGCAGGAACCGACGCACGCGGCGATTCATGTAGAAGACCCGCGAGCCGAGCTCGTTCGGGATCATCTCCTCGGCCGCTTCCATCGCGTCCACCAGGTCGGGCGGCGAGCCGCCGGCCAGGTCGCTGACGTCGATGTTCGCAATCCGGATCCCGTAGCGCCAGTCCTTGACCACCAGGCCGGCCTTCCACTGGTAGCGCTCGCGGAACGCGCGCATGCGGTTGCCGGCGAGGCCTGCGGTCACTTCGACCGTCTCTTCGCCGTAGTCCTCGTGCACGATGCCCGCCTTCGAGCCGTTCGGGAAGATGCCGTGGGCCGTCTCCTCGCCCCAAGCCACCAGGTAGATCGAGGTGTTGTCGCTGCCGGTGCCGCCGGCGTCGATGATGTTCTCGCCCGACGCCACGCCGGTGATCTGCGAGTAGCGCGGCGCGAGGCCGGTGAACTCCTCCATGGCCAGGCCGGCGTTGCCGTAGAACAGCGTGCTGGCCATTTCCTGGTTCATCGCTTCCAGGAACGCCTTCGCCTCTGAGAGGCGGAACGCGCTGGCGTTGCCGTTCAGCAGCACCAGGTCCTTATCGACCTCCGACCAGGCCTCGAGCATGCCGGCCTGCTCATCGATCTGCACGGTCTGGCTCTTCGAGGGCGGCACGCCCTGGTTGATCATTCTCCAGTAGACCGTCGGCAGGCCGGTGCGGATCGTGGTGCGGTGGCCGGTCGGCAGGTTGCCTTCGCGCCACTGCATGTCTTCGAGGATCTCGTTGGTCTGCGCCAGCATCTCGATGATCGTCGGCACCTTGCCGTTGGGATCGAGGCGCTTCGCCCAGTCCATGAGATTCAGGACACCCGTCGAGAGCGTAGCTCCGAGGATGCCCCAGCCGACCAGCTGCCAGCCCAGCCCCGTCTGGCTGTGCTCACGCACCATCGCCGACGCGGCCTGCAGGTCAGTGGCCGCCACCAGCAGCGCGAGCACTGCGGCGACGATCATCCGAAAACGAACATTCATAATCGCGACTCCAGGTTCTTGAGAGCTCAGACTCGGCCGTCGGCGGCCTTGCTATCCGGGTGGTCGTAGAGCTTCGAGGCCTTCTGCTGCCCCGCATCTCCAGGCGTTGCCGTGCCTGCGCGACCGTGCGCCGGCGAGTCCTCTCCCATCAGGCGGCCGACCTCGGCGAGGAAGGCCACCACGTTGATGTTGTTGCCGGCGCCACCTCGCGCGAGGAAGCCGTCGAACGCCGCGCGCCGCTCGTGACCGGTCGGGAATACCCGCTCGATCGCGCGCTTCGCGAGTTGCTGCGTTTCGGCCAGCTTGTCCCCACCGTAGGTCTTATCCGCCTTCGTCTCGTCGGCCCACGTGTTGGCCTGCAGCGTGACGTGCGTGATCGAGTCCTCGAGGAACGCTTGCGCTTCGTCGTTGCTCAGCCCGCCGGCGCGCGCGGTCTTTTCGACCTGCGCCAGGTAGCTCGCATCGACGTAGTTCTTCACCGCATCCGGCACCTGGAGCTCATACTTCTCGGGGGCCTTGGGCTGCTCCTTCTGAGCGCCCGCCTTGTCCCCGGGTTCTTTGCTGCCGTCGGCCTTCGGCTTCTCTGCCTCGGTCTTCGGATCGGGCGTGGTCTTGCCCGCTTCACCGTCGCCGGTCTTCTGCTCGGTGGTGGTGCCGCTCGCGCCCGTGTCGCCGGTTTTGGTGGCGGCGTCTCCGGTGCCCTCGCTGCCGGTCTTCTGGGCTGTGCTGTCTGCTGCGCCCGTGCCGGTCTTGTTGTCGTCAGCCATTGCTCTCTGCTCCTTCAGCGGCCGCCTGGACCGCCTCTGCTTCGCGACCGGTCTGGGCCGCGCGTCGTCTCGCTTCACTCTCCATCAGCAGGTAGGCCTCGGGGGTCTGCTCGATCAGCATGGCGAGCAGCTCGTGTCCGAAGTCCTGCCGGCCGGCGTTGTAGTAGACCCGCGACCCCTGCGCGTCGAACACCGATCGGTAGATGCCGGCGCGCTCGAGCAGCCCCCACATCACCAGGCGGCCCTCGCCGGTGGTCATCACCGCCTTCAGGCAGACCGAGAACACCTCCTCGGCCTGTCGTGCTTTGCGCTCCGCGAACTTGACCTGCTGAGGGTCGGCCGCGTTGCGCTGTAGATCACGTCGCCCCATGGTCAGTCGCCAGCGCCCGAGCTGCCGCCACCGGCCGGCGGATCCGGCACAGGGTGATTCACCGTCGATTCAATGCAGGGGGAGGCCCACATCCAGCCGCAGCCCCAGCTGGTCCACCGGCAGTTGCCGTAGGGGCAGTAGTTCCAGGCCAGGTAGTCGTCCGAGCGGCAGTCGCAGTCGGGATACATATCGTTCCCGCTCTGCGCGTGCACCTCCTGCACGATCTGGTCGAGGCCCGTGGCGTGGAGCACCGCGTGCCGGCTCGAATACTGGCAGGGCACCAGGCCCGTGAACAGGGCGAACGCGAACACGAAGGCCAGACAGAGCTTCGACGCCGCGCGCTGCCTGGGGGCGGTGATCTGCAAATGCTGCTTCAGGGTCATGGGAGCTCCTCTCAGCTGCCGATAGCGATCGTGATCGTGACTTTGAGCTTGGGGTTGGTGGCGTTCGCCGGCAGGTTCGCCAGGCTGACGCCGGTGAGCCGTGTCTCGACCGTCTGGCCGCCGGCGGTGGTCGAGATACTCACGGTGTTGGTGCCCGTCGCCGGCAGCGTCGGCAGCGCGATCGTGCAGCGCGTCAGCGTCGGGTTGACCGCCGTGCACGTGGGCCCGCCGGCGACCGTCGTGCCGTTCACCTGCACCACCTGGGTGTAGCCCTGCACCTCGGCCAGCGGCCGCGTGTAGTCGTATTCCAGGCTCGGCACGGTCTGCGCCTGCAGGTCAGCCGCCGCCACCGCCAACACGATCCCGATCAGCACTCGCAGCATGCAGTCCCTCAATTCATCACCGTCTGACTCGCGACCTGCGAGCCGATCACCGCGTCGAGCGCGGTCTGTCCGTTGGCCAGCGGCGCCTGCGCCATGTCCTTCGCGGCGCCGCCCATCAGCTTCGCGCGCTCCGCCATCGCCGTGGCCTGCTGCTGCTGCGCGGCCGCTGCGACCATCGCGTCGGCCTCTTCGTCGGAGCGCACGATCTCGGGATTGATCCCGAGCATCTCCGCGTAGTCGTCCACCAGCTTGTTGACGTTGACCTTCGCGCGCACCTCGGGGAAGGCCTCCATCAGCGGCAGCACCGACATGACGAAGCGGTCCTGGCCGGTGACCCCCACCAGCTTCTGCGCGCTCGCCATGATCGAGATGTATTCCACCTTGATGTTCACGCCCTGCAGCTCCTCGGGCGGCGGCAGATCTTCGAACAGGCCGGCGTCTTCCATCATCAGGTAGGTGCGGTTGACGATCGGGTCGAGCAGCTCGTCGTTCGTGCGCTCGAGCACGGGGCCCAGCGCGAGCAGCTTCTCCTCGT